TACGAATACAGATACTTACACTAAACAGAAAAAGCGTCTAAAATCATCAGGTAAGTTAACTGATGCAGTAGATGTATTCAAAAACTTTATTTAAAAGGAAACATAAAAAATGGCAACATATAAAACGTACGATACCATTGGTATTCGTGAAGACTTACAGGATGCGATATATGATATCTCTCCTACAACAACACCTTTCATGTCAACAGTTGGCAGAACTAAAGCTAAAAACACATACCATGAATGGCAAACAGACAGCCTAGCTGATGTAAACTTAGCTAACGCACAAGTTGAGGGAGCTGATGCAGTATCTGCAACACTAACACCTACAACTCGTGTTGGTAACTATACTCAGATTTCTGACAAAGTTATCCAAGTTTCAACTACAGACGATGTAGTAGACAAAGCTGGTCGTTCTACAGAAACAGCATATCAGCTTTCAAAAGCTTCTGCTGAAATCAAACGAGACATGGAATCTATCCTATTGTCTGACCAAGAAAAAAATGCTGGTAACAATGCAACTGGCTTTCCTGTAACATCTGAAGCAAGATTACTTGGTGGTCTAGCATCATGGATTAAAACTAACACTGTTGATACAGCTGGTGGCGCACTAACAGAAGATATGCTAAAAGAAGCAGTATTAAAAGCATATAACTCTGGTGGTGAACCTGATGTGCTATTAGTATCTCCAGCTAACAAGCAAGTAGTTTCAACATTTGCTGGTATTGCTGAACAGCGTTATCAAGCTCCAAAATCATCACCAACAACTATTATTGGTGCAGCTGATGTATATTTATCAGATTTTGGTAGCGTATCAGTAGTTCCAGATAGATTCTTATCTGATGACTTCTCATATGTTCTTGACCCTTCAATGGCTTCCGTAGCTTATCTACGACCATTTAAGTCTCAAAAACTTGCTAAAATGGGTGATTCAGAGAAACATCTATTAAACGTTGAGTACACATTAGTAGTAAACAACGAAGCTGCTCATGCAATGATGAGTGACGAAACGTAATATGGCTTTGCCCTCTTCGGAGGGCATTACCTTTAAGGATAAATATGAAATCACACAAGGATGATATAAAGACTACAAGTGTTGGTCTTAATGATAAAGATGAGATAACTATTAAACAAGAGCAAGATGTCTCTGCTTTAATAGACCAAAACAAAAAAGAATATAACAACGCTGAAACTAAATGGTCAGACCAACTGTTCGGAAACAAGGTGGCATCAATACCATACACAGCAATAGACAAACTAAATAAAATGGGGATTATGCAAGGATTTTCAGTATTAGACCAAAAGCGTTTTTTCGCTTGGTTAAATGACCCTGAAAACAGATTCTTTAGAACAAAACCAGGACAATTATAAATGCCAGCTTTTACATCGTATGACAACTTAAAGACTAACATAGCAAGTTACTTGGCTAGGACAGACCTAACCGAGCAAATACCTATGTTTATATCGTTAGCAGAGAAAAGACTTAACAGAGATTTAAGACTTAGACAGACTTTGCAACAATCTACATATGCTATGTCGTCTGGATTTACAGTACCAACTCCAGCAGATTTCTTGGAAATGCAAGATATACACTTAGAAGCTAATCCGATCATACCTTTGACGTTCCAAACAGTATCACAATTCTACAGAAGAAATGGTGGTTCAAATGCACAAGGACAGCCTATTAACTACACACTAGTTGCTGATAACTTTGTACTAGCTCCACAACCAACTGGTGCTACAACAGTAAACATGACTTACTACAAGATACCACAACCAATGTCAGATACTAATCCTACCAACGAATACTTAGATGTATGCCCTGATTTAGTGTTATATGCCTCATTAGCAGAGTCAGCTCCATTCTTAATGGATGATCCTAGACTAGCTACATGGAATAATATGTACCAAACAGGATTAGCAAGTATTACAAAATCAGACGAATCAAGTACATTCCCAGCACAACCACTATCAATTCAACTTACAACATAGGACACACAAATGGATTTTACCAATTATTTAGCAGATAAACTAGTCAATGCAACTGTAAGGAATATACCTTACACAACTGAAGAGGACGTTTATTTGGGATTGTTTACATCAGACCCAACAAAAGAAGCTTTAGGAGTTGAAGTAGTAGCTGAATCTTATACTAGGCAAAAAATAGTATTTAATGAGCCAGTAGATGGCGTAACAAATAACTCAGCTCAAATAGATTTTGCAACAGCAACAAGTAATTGGGGTTTTGTAGGTTGGGTAGGAATTTTTGATAACACAGTATCTGGTAACTTACTTTATTTTACAGCATTAGAAAGTATAAAAGAAATTCTGACTGGCGACCAACTTAGATTTAATCTTAACGAAATCAAACTACAATTAACATAGGATAAAAAATGGCAATTCAATTAAAGGATAGAATATTTACACTATGTACAACCACAGGCACAGGTGATTTGGTTATTGGTGCTACTAAAGATGGTTACCAGGGTTGGGGTGGTATTACATATGGCAACACAGTTTACTACTGTATTACAGACAATGCAGAGTGGGAAGTAGGTTACGGAAACTACTTGAACAGAGGTTCAACACAGGCAATATCAAGAACTGTGTTATCCTCATCTAATAATGGTGAAAAGATAAACTTATCAGGTAACTCAAGCATATTCTGTACATACCCCTCTGAGAAAGCTGTCTACTTAAATTTAGATGGAAATATAGAAATACCTAGCTCAAATATTAATGCTAAGAAATTTAGTGGTGATGGTGGTGGTATTACCAATATTAATGCTGAAACAAATAACCTAGCACCTGAAGCACCAACAGATGGTGAGACATATGCTCGTAACAACAAGACATGGGTATCTATTAGCGATAGCTCTGGTATTCCTGATGCACCTGTTGATGGCACTATGTATGGTAGAAAAGATGGGGAATGGGAAAATGTAGCTGATGCTGATGATGTTTATACTAAAACAGAGACAAACGTACTATTAGATAACAAAGCTAATGTAGGTGATAGCTATCTTAAAGCTGAAACTTACAGTAGTGTTGAGGTAGATGGAAAACTGTTTGAAAAAGCAGACAAAGCTACTACCTACACAAAGACTGAAGTAGATAGCTCTCAAGCATTACAAGATACAGAGATTGCTAAGAAAGCAAACCAAGCTACTACTTATACCAAGGATGAATCTGACGCACTAAATAATGCACAAAACTCTAACATATCAGCTAACACAACTGCTATTGGCACACTATCAGGACAAGTAGCTAATAATTCAGAAGACATAGCAACACTACAAGATGGTATATTCTTTAGCTCATCATACACAACAGATTATCCATCAAATCCTAATAGAGACCCTGAAACAGGCAATATATACTTACAAAACTTATCAGCATTTACTTATTCATACGCTGATGCTAATCAAGTATTTATATCTAAAACAGACGAGCAAGGTAATGTAAGACAATTCACAGCTGTTAAGCCTGATGATATTCTTGTATTAAATCAAGTAGAAAGTCCTAATTATGGTCGTTATAAAGTATCAACTGTTAATGATCTGGGCGATTATGTTAATATTATTATGGAATTTCAGACAGGTGAGGGAACAGTATTAGAGGGTGATACATTAGCGTTACAAGCATTTCCAGCAAGTGCAGGTGGTGGTGGTGGAGAGGGTACTGTAGCTGATGGATGTATTTATCTTAACAACCAAACAATTATTTCTGATTACACAATACCAACAGGAAAGAATGGTATGTCATCTGGGCCAATTAAATTTGATGGCACAGTCACAGTCCCAACAGGAAGTGCTTACCATGTAGTAGATAGTAATGAAGATAGTATATGGACAGATGTAGATGGTGATGCAGTATTAGAAACAGATGGCAAGAAACTAACAATAGATGCTAATGTAGGTGAACTAGGTCTTAAGTCTAGGATTACTACTGATGCAAATATATTAGAGTTAAAAGCTGGTTCTGGTGGAATAGCTGATGTAACAATAGCTGATACTGGATTAACTACAGTAGCTGACTTGACAGTCAATGGTATGACTGTAGGTGTTGGTAATAACCCCTCTCAATTAAACACAGTAGTAGGTCTTGATGCTTTTCAAGCTAACACAACAGGTCAGTATAATGTTGCTCTAGGTCGTGAAGCATTAAAGAATAATACAGAAGGTAATGGTAATATTGGTATTGGTGTTAGCACATTATTTGAAAACACTACAGGCAGTCAAAATATAGCTATTGGACAATCCTCACAAAAAGCCAATAAAGGAACACGAAACACAACTGTTGGGCATAACACTTTAAGATTTGCAACAGAAGCCAAAGAAAATACTGGAATCGGTTGGGGTTGTATGAATGGCATGACAACAGGTTCTGTTAATACTGCCGTAGGCGATAGTGCTTTAACTCAATGTGAGACAGGTGGATATAATGTTGCCGTTGGTAATGCTGCTTTAACATCGCTTATTTCAGGTGACCAGAATGTAGGTATTGGTAGAAGTGCAGGTAACTCAATAACAACGGGTACTAATAATATTTGTATAGGTTACCAAGCTAACCCCTCTTCACCTACTGTAAATAACGAAGTAACTATCGGTAATGATGATATAACAGCTACTAGACTTAAAGGAATAGTTAAGCTAAATACGTGTAATACTAATAGCGTTACTACTAATATGTTGAACTATATCCCATCAACAGGGGCAATAGAAAGAACTAACACTTCTTTTTATTCATCAGAAGAAATGGATAAAAAATTAAAGATTATAGAAAAACTAGAAGCCAGACTAACCAAATTAGAAGCGAGGATTAAATAATGACAATTAAGATACAAGGGGATAAGATCACTTTCCCTGATGATTCAGAACAAACAACGGCTTATAATGGCTCTAGTGGTGGTGGGATACCTGAAGCTCCTGTAGATGGTAAACAGTATGGCAGACAAGATGCTACTTGGACAGAAGTAACAGGTGGTGGTTCTACACCTACACCTGAAGCATTAGTATGGGAAGATAAGTTAGCTGAAAGAGATATGGATGTTGAATACACAAACTCATATGACACTCCATTACTTCTATCTATAGGAGTTTATACAGCGGAAACTAATGGTTATGCCACTATGCTTATTGATGGTGCAAACTTTGGAGCTATAGGTCATGCTGAATCTGATAATACAACTTATGATGTAGTATCATTTACAGTACCATCTGGAAGCAAATATAAACTTAGCAAAGGACTATACGGAATAGCTAATAAAGCTTCTTGGCACGAAGCTAAAATGCCTGTAGCTATTGGAGTTCCATCTGTAGATACAGCTATTGGTATGGTAGCACCTTTCGCAATGGACAGTGTTCCAACAGGATGGTTACATTGTGATGGTTCAGCTGTATCAAGAACTACATATAGCTTACTATATTCTAAAATAGGTGATACTTATGGTGTAGGTGATGGTTCAACTACATTCAACTTACCTGACTTACAAGATGAGTTCATTAGAGGTTCATCAGATACATTACCTGTAGGTAATAAACAGGATGATGAGTTTAAAGCTCACACACACTTAGTAGGTGGAAGTGCTTCTAAAGTAGCTACTAATAGTAATCAAGCAAAGTTTCCAGGAAGTGCTACAATTGATTCTAGCTCAACAGGGGGTGAAGAAACAAGACCTCGTAACGTAGCTATGTTGTATTGTATTAACGCTACTGCTGAACCTAGTTCAGGTGGTGGTACTCCAGAAGCTATGGTATGGGAAGATAAGACTGCTGATAGAGAATATGGTACTTTATATACCAATACTAATGATGTCCCTTTATATGTTCAAGTATATATAAATGTTGATGGAAAAGGTAATTATATTCAAGCAGTAATTGATGGACAATCACAAGGATACGCAGGAAACGGAGCAGGTGGTACTACTGATGGTGTAAATTCTTTAGTAAATCCTTTATATATTATTCCAGCTGGTAAAACATATAAAATAGATTTAACTGGAGCTGATGGTGGAACTATTTGGAAAGAAGCTAAAATGCCTGTAGGTGGTTCAGGTGGTGGAACTGCTGAACCTATGGTATGGGAAAACAAAAAAGCAGAAAGAGCTTATGATACTGTTTACACTAACACAAAAGACTGTCCTATATATGTTCAACCTTACCTTGAAAGAAATTCTACCGACAGAATGTATGTTCAGTTTAAAATAGATGGTGATTTAGTATGGACAGAAGGCGGAGAAGCTGTTTCATTTAGTTCGCCTATGTTTGTTGTCCCATCAGGTAGCACATATGAACTTGAAGATACTGTAACAGGAACAGCTCTTAAAGAATGGTTTGAAGCTAATGTATCAGGTGGGTCAGCTTCAGGTGGTGGTAGTGGAACACCAAGCTCATTCGCTAGAATAGTAGATGAGAAGCCAGAGGGTACTCAAGCTGGAGACGCTGTAGCTGGTAATAATATTAGAGATTTAAATACAGTTGTCTATGATAAAGATAACATTGTTACAGTAGCTGGTAATGCATTTACGTTACAAGAGGGTACTTATGTAATTGACTATTCAGCACCTACTCATATGGTTAATTCTCATAAAGTTAGTTTAAGAAACATAACTGATGGTGAATCAGTTAGTCAAGGGTCAAGTGAGTATTCTGCTAATGCTAGTAATAGTCCAGCTTCAGTAGGCGATAATAGAAGTTTTGGTAAATATGTAGTTACTTTAACAAAACCTACAACTTATCAATTAAACCATTATGCTCAAATTGCAAAAACAGGTAATGGTTTAGGAATATCAACAGTCTCACAAGGTGCGCCAAATGTTTATGCAACAGTAGACATACAAAAAGTAGGCACAGGTGGTTCAGGTAGTGGTGATTACACTCCATCAGATTTGGTATATAAAAATAAGTTATCTGAACGATCTTTTGATACCGTTTATACTAATACTAGTGATGTTCCACTATATGTTTGGGTAAGCACTCAAGTATCTGTAGCTAATGAGTATGCCAATATGTGGATTGGTTCTCATAACTTTGGAGCAGTAGGTGCAGGTGCTGGGCAAACAGGAAAGATTTATCAAGGTAATTTATATGTAGTTCCTGTTGGTGTGACATATGAGTTAAGGGCAGTAGACAAGGGAACTCTTAATTTAGGCAAATGGATAGAGGCTGAAATGCCTGTAGCAGTAGGTTCAGGTGATAGCTATTGGACAGAATCAGGTAACGACTTATTTTATAAAAGTCCTAACTTTGATAGTGGTCTTTACCTTAACTCTCAAGAAAATAACAATATGAATATTGTTGGTTATAACGGAACAGATGCGTGTGATTTATGGATAAGGTCAGCTGGCGCACCTAATTCAGGTCTTGGAATAAAGTCTGATGGTAGTGTGCAAGTAAAAGGCGCTGGAAACACAGATGTTAGAATAACAGCACCCTCTGGACAATATGCAACTTATATAGCAGACAATGGCGACCAAAAGTATGCTATGCAAATCAGACCTGACCAAGCAAACGCTTTTGTAGTTAGAAATGAAACATCTGGTAGCAATTCACTACTGATTAAAACTGATGGTATTGTAGGACTTCCTAGCATAAAAGACACAGTTCAAACACCAAATGTTTATGTAGATGGTGGTGGAGATTTATATAAGTCTACTACTGCCACATATTCAGCAGAAGAAGTAGACAAGAAGTTAGCTATCAAAGATAAACTCATTGAGAAACTATCAGCAAGATTAGATGAACTAGAAAAGAGGGTTAAATAATGCTAGGATTTAGCACTTTTGCATCAGCACCTTTTGCTTCTACAGGTAGTGGAGCAATCGTTAGAAACCAAGCTAGTTTTGTTGGCGAAGCTATATTAGAAGCCAATGCTAATGCTAATTGGTCTAGCAATGCAGACATGATAGGTGAAGCTATATTAGATACAACTGGCACTATTGCTGGAAGTGGTTGGGTAAGACAAAACCCTGATACCCCTGAGTGGGATATGGATAAGTCTAAAGATTGGAATCAAATTAAATAACTAGAGGAAATAATTATGAATGTATTAGCAATTGTAGCATTAGTAGTAGGTGTAGGATATGGAGTAGACAACGATTGGAAAGTAGCTAAGGCATACAAGTCTTATGAAAACTGTCGTGTAGATCATCCTAAAGTACAGAACACTATGACATCATGGCAATATGATCCGTGTAATCTAGCAGCATATAAACTTCAAAACAAATAAGGTATACACAATGGCAAAGACTAAAGTTTCAGAATGGGACTCAGTAGCAACTAACAACCTAGATATTGATGGCATAAACATCTCTAACGATTGTCCTCCATCTTATGTAAATGATGCTATGCGAGAAATGATGGCTCAAATTAAAGATTGGCAGATAGGTGTTGGTGGTGACTCACTCACTGTATCAGGTGCTTTTACTGCTACAGGAGCAACAAACATTACTGGCTCTTTTGCTATGGATGGTGTGTTAGGTGAAAATGGGCAAGTATTAACATCTAAAGGTTCTACAGAGACCCCTACATGGGAAACACTAGGAAATATGTCTGTTCAAAATAAAGATGCAGTTGATATAACTGGTGGCACAATAACTGGAACTACAATTAATACTGTTACAGTTGGGACTAACGCTTCAGGTCAAAAAACATTTTCTACAGGAAACCCAAGTGGCGGTCAAAATGGTGACATTTGGTATAAGTATATATAATGCCTTTATATTACAAATCAGGTGGTGCATGGCAAGATACTAAAGATATTTACATCAAAAGGTCTGGAGCTTGGAGACAGTGTTCTGAAGTTTATGTTAAGGTTGGAGATGCTTGGAGACCACTTCTTTATAAATCAGGCTCTAAAACATACACCTCTGGCAGTGGTAGCTTTACTGTACCAGCTGGTGTTACAAGTCTTACATTAACTGTAATAGGTGGTGGTGGAGCTGGTGGTTCTGGAACTGAAAGAGGTAATGGTGGAGGTGGAGGCGGTGGTGGTGCTGGTAGAACTATTACCACTACACTTACTGTACAACCATTTCAAGTTATTTCATATTCAGTAGGTGGAAGAAACGCAAGTTCTACTTTTGGCTCAGTAATTGCTAATGGTGGAACAAATGGTGGCAATGGTAGTGAGGGCAGTGGTGGTGGTTCAGGTGGAAGTGTAGGTGGTGCTAAAGGACAATCTGGTACAAATGACCATTCAAGTGGCAGTGGTGGTAGAGGAGCAAGTACAGCTTATGGAACTGGTGGTGCTGGTGGAGTTTATGCTAATGGCAACAACGGCAGTGGTTATGGCTCTGGTGGTGGTGGTGCTGGATTTAGAGATAGGTCTAACCCTTATTACTGGACTGGTGGTGTAGGCACTGGCGGTATAATTAAAATTAATTGGTAAATAACACATGACAACACAAAGAATACTATTTGGTGAATGGAAACCTGACTTACCTGATAATGAAGGTAGTCCAACAGCTAACTTAGACATGGCTTACAATGTCTATTCTAGTTCTACAGGCTACGCACCATTTCCTAAAACATCTACTGCTTCTGATGATATGCCTAATGGTGAAGATGTTAATTCTCTATTCTTAGCAAAAGACCAAGCTGAAATAATCATTATGGCTGGTACTAATTCTGAGATATATCGTGCTAACAACATACTAAGAACTGGAACAAGTGGAGCAACAATTACTCCAGTAGGTAAAGATGGTGGATATACTTCACCGCAAGTTAATTGGATATTTAAACAATTTGGTAGAGCTGTTTTAGCCACCAATGGAACAGATAAAATTCAAAGGTATCTTATTGGCAGTAGCGAACCATTTGCAGATATAGAACAAGCTCCTGTATGTAAAACAATGGCTATTGTGAGAGATTTCGTAATGGCTGGATACTGTGATGAAGATTACAACAAGGTACAATGGTCAGATTTAAACAATGAAAATGTATGGGATGGCTCAGACACAAATCAAGCTGACTTTCAAATACTTCCCAGTGGCGGAGCTGTAAAAGCTATAACAGGCGGTGAGTTTGGATTAATTTTACAAGAAAAAGCAGTGACTCGTTGCTCGTATATTGGAACTCCATTAATATGGCAATTTGATTTAATATCAGATAACACAGGGTGTATTTCAGGATCTTCAGCAATAGGACATAATGGCTCATCTTATTGGCTATCAGAATCAGGATTTATGGCTTGTGATGGTTCAACAGTTACACCGATTGGCGAAGGCAAGATTAATGATTGGTTCTTTAATCAGCTTGATAGAACTCAAATAGATAATATAAGTGTAACAATAGACCCTTTAAAATCTTTAATTGTGTGGGATTTTCCTACCGCTACAGATACCAGAGGATTAATTATGTACAACTTTAATACTCAAAGATGGACAGTTGGTGGCACAGATGCTCAAGTTGTTGCTGGATTAGCGACTCAAGGAAGAACACTAGATTCACTAGATGCCCCATATCCTATACTTGATGATATGCCAGTATCACTAGATTCACCATTATTTATTGGAGGGCAGTTTGCACTTTGTGGAGCTTCTGGTAGTCATATAGTAGCTTTTAATTTAATACCTGATGACTGTACATTAACGACTAATGATTTAGAGTTTGGTATGTTTAGTGTGGCTACTTTGGCACAACCTATTATTGAAAATGGAAGTGCTGTTTTTCAAATAGCTTCAAGACAAACTATGTCATCATCAATAGACTTTATGCCCGTATCAGTTACAAGTAACGAAAATAGAGCAGACCTAAGAAGTGGTGGAAGGTATCATAGGTTAAGAACAATACCTACAGGAGCATGGACACACGCTATAGGATTTGACTTAACAGTAACACCTCAAGGACAAAGGTAATGGTAATGATTGCAAATCAAGGAAGCCAACAACAACAACTTAACTTAACTAATCCATTTGGTAATTTATCTGAAGACCCAGCAATACAGCAAGGGTTATTAGGTAACTGGGCATTTAACTTTGCAAATCAAGGTGACAATGGTGGTAGAAGTTATTTTGAGAATTTTAACAATTTTCCAAATAATCCTCAAACTGGTAGACCTGGTTTTATGCAAGGGTTTGGAGAAAAAATGTTATCAGCTTATGATAGTCATGTAAATACACCAAACCTAGAGGCAGACATACTATTCCAAGATACATTTATGGGTGGTAATGGTAATAAGAAACAAGACTTAGGTTGGGGCAATTTGCTAAATAATGGGTTGGTGGGATAATGGCAAAAAAAGGAATCATGTATCGCATACTACCTTTTAATGGATTATGGACTAATAGGGATGTATCAGAAGTCGTTAATGGGGTGATGAATGGTAAAATTAATGCAACAGGCACTGTTGAGATAACAAATGGCACTATTCAAACTTTAGTAGACGAGAGAATAGCAGTAGAGTCAGTTATTTTGTTTACAGCAAGAGCTAACGCAGAATTTGGGTTGCCTTATGTTAAAACAAAAAGAAAAGGTGAGGCAGTAATAGGTTACGAGGGAACAGTACCAGCAACATTTGATTATGTTGTACTTGGATAAAAACTTTATAGGAGTAAGGATGAAATCACAGTTATTTGTAGTACCGCCACAGTTAGTACATAAATATTGGCACATGGCAGAGCCACACTTGAAGTTAGCAATAGAAAAAGGAAATGGAGAGTTTGACCTTAACGAATTAAGATATGTATGCAGCAGAGGAGAGCAACAGTTGTTGATGGTAATGAGGGATGACAAATGTCATTGTGCGTTAACAACAATACAGTATAACTTTCCTAGATTTAGACAGATGTATATATCTTATATAGGTGGTAAGAATACAAAGGATGGATGGCAACAGTTTTTAGATTGGACACAGAATCAAGGATGCGACAGAGTAACAGGCAGTGCAGTAACAGAATCAGTAGCTAAATTATGGGCAAAGATGTATGGCTTTACAAGTAAATATATAACAGTAGAACTTAAACTTAACAAGGAACAAAATGATACTTAAATTAAAAGTGTGGTTACTTAAAAAACTGCTTAACGATGTATCTAAGCATGGACATGAT